CGCTTATGCAGCCGCAGCGGGAGCTTAACCGTGCCCTGAGCCAGCTGTCTCGCATCCTGGAGCTGTCGGGAAATCCCATCGCGGTCCTGGAGAACATCTCCTCGGCCGAGGACATCAAAGTGCAGCCCGGTGCCCTGTGGACGATACCGGAAGATGCCAAGGCCTACCTCCTGGACCTGTTACAGGGTGGTGGGGTCAGGCTCCATGTCGATTATATCGATTTGCTATACCGCGCTCTCCACGATATCTCTGAGACGCCCCGGGCCGCCTGGGGAGGAATCGAGAAGGAGCTGTCAGGAACGGCACTGCAGATCGAGCTGGGCTCTCTCACACAGAAAGTCACCAGGAAACGGACTATCCGCACCAACGCCTACCAACGGCGTAATGCCATGATATTAAAGCTGGCGGAAATGTTTATGAACGAGAACTTTGAGGGAGTGAACCACAGGGTTGTCTGGGGGCAGGTATTACCGGAGGACGTCAGCCGGCAGGCCCAGAACGAACAGCTACTTGTCCAGGCGGGAGTCCACAGCCGGCGGACCGCTATGGACGAAATGGGAGTCCAGGACCCCGACCAGGAGTTCGACAGGTGGCTGGAGGAGAGGACAAAGATTCTCAAGATGAACCAGGAGTTCAGGGCGCAATCCACGCGCGGCGGGGCGAGAGCGAGGACAGTTGCCGCGGAGATGGAAGTGCCTGAGTAATAACTCACCCCCTTGTCATTGCGAGGCGAAGCCGAAGCAATCTCAAGGAAAATAGGAGAAATGCATGGAAAACGGAAACGAAGAAACTCAAGAAAATCAAAACACTCAGGGAACACCGGAAACTTCGGAGGCCATCAAGGCCCAGCTCGAAGAAGAGAAGAAGGCCAAAGCTGCTGCCGAGGCCGCCTCGGCCGAGAAGGACGACCGCATCGCCGAGCTGGAAGCCTCGCTAGGGGAAGTGAAGACGGGAAGCGAAGCGGCAGCCGCTGAGCTCGCACAGGTTAAAGAATCTTACAGCCAGGTCGTGGCCAAGTACCTCGATGCCGTCAGGCTTGCCAATCCCTCCATTCCCCGGGACATCATTGCCGGCGACACCATCGAGGAGATAGACGCTTCGCTGGCCAGGGCTGCCAGCATCGCCGATTCCGTCAGGGCCAACCTCGAAGCCCGGGCCAAAGAAGCTAAGGTCCCCGCGGGGGCGCCAACCAGGGGCGAGATATCCGTCGAGGGGCTTTCTCCCCGGGAGAAAATCGCCGCTGGAATCCAGCAAAAAGGAGGAATGTAGTGCGAGGCTGTAGTGCGAGGCTTTAGCCTCGTGCCAACTTCGTGCCAAACGAGAGACTATGAGCATATCTTTAACGGAAGCAAGCAAGCTCTCGACCGATATCCTGCTTAAGGGAATCATCGAGACCATCGTGAAGGACAGCCCCATTTTGGCGGAGCTGCCCTTCATCCAAATCGTGGGCAACAGCCTTAAGTACAACCGGGAGAAAACTCTGCCCACCGTGGCCTGGTACGACCCCGTCACCGATACCTGGACCACCTCGGAGCCCGAGTTCGAGCAGTGTTCGGCCAGCCTCTGCATCCTGGGCGGGGACGCCGACGTGGACAACTTCCTCAAGTCCACCCGGAGCAATATCCAGGACCTTGAGGCGGCCGTCATCGAGCAGAAGGCCAAGGCCCTCAGGAACGAGTTCGAGAACACGTTTTTAAACGGGGACTCCAGTGTCAACTCCAAGCAGCCCGACGGCCTGTATAAGACCATGAAGGGCACCGCCTGGCAGGCGAGTACCGCCTATTCTCTGGGGGACGTTGTCGTCCCCTCCGCCGGCAGCGAGAACGGATTCCGATACGAGTGCACCACCGCCGGCACGTCGGACTCTTCCGAGCCCACCTGGCCCACTGCCGAGGGCGAGACCGAGGACGACAACACCGTCACCTGGACCTGCCGACTCGGCAACCATCTCGGCTCAGGGGCCAATGGCGCCACTCTTGCTCTCACTAAAATCGACCAGCTCATTGACCTGGTCCGGGGCGGTAAGCCCGACCTGCTGTTAATGAGCCGCCGGTCCCGCAGGAAGATCGCAGCGCTGGCCAGGGCTGCCGGCAGCAACCTGCAGGTCGGCCAGGGCAGGCTCGGTGAGTTCGTCGAGCTCTACAACGGCATCCCCGTCGCTGTCTCCGACTGGGTCAAGGACAACTACACCGTGGGCACGTCTTCGGACTGCTCGGCCATCTTCGCCTTCCAGATGGGAGAGGGCGCCGTCTGCGGCCTTACCAGCCCCGAGATGATTCAGGTCGAGCGTCTCGGCTCCCTGGAGACCAAGGACGCTTCCCGGACCAGGGTCAAGTGGTATGTATCACTGGCCAACTTCTCCATCGTCAAGGCCGCCATGCTCACAGGAGTAAGAGACTAGCGTAAAGGCAGGAGTCAGTAGTCAGAATCGAGAATTCAAAACCCACTGGCTACTGATTCCTGACTACTGGCTACTAACAGCGTAAGAAGATGAACCTGACAGAAATGAGAGCCCGGGTCCGCGAGGACCTCCAGGACACGGATAGCCAGAACTACCGCTGGACGGACGACGAAGTCGATGGTGCCATCGAGAGAGTTGTCATAGAATATTCACTCCGCGCCCCAATCGAACAGCAGGACGACATCGCCACCACCGCCGGCGATACCGAGCTTTATATCTCTTCCTTCACAGGACTGCTCGAAGTCGGGTCCGTCGAGTTTCCCATCGGCCAGAGCCCTAAATATCTCCAGCACACCGAGTACTGGGCCGGCCACCTTTACATGAAGGATAAGGGCAACGGCGAAGATGCCCGGGTAAGATGGCTTAAGAGGCATACTCTGGACGCCGGCTCCACCACCGTCCCTGCCGAGCATGAAGAGATCATAGTCCTCGGAGCTACAGGCTACCTGGCCATGTCAGCCTCGGCCTACACGGTGGACAGGGCCAGCATCGCCGGCAGGCACGCCACCATCAACTATAAAGCCTGGGGAAAGGAGCGCCTGGACCGCTACGATAAGAAGCTCAAAGCCATCTCCCGCGCCTCTAAAGTCATCCCTCATCAGTTCTACACCGAAGAATGATTGAAGTCGGTATCTTAAAGAACTTCGACAGCGGCACCTACAAGGCGGGCGTCCAGCTCGCCGGCTCCCTCACGACCTACTTCGACGGCGTTAGCGTAGCCAAAAATATCCCGTCATCAGCTATGGTCATCGGTAACTATGTCATCCTGGCCGTCCCCGGGGACAACCCCAGGGACGCCTGCGTCATCGCCACCTGGCCCTCCGGCGGCCCGCCCATCGCCTCAGACCCTCCCGCCGACCAGAAGCCAGTACTCAACATCTACTATAAACCTAGCACGGAAAAGCTAGTCGTGCAATACAAAGGATAGGAGGTATAACACAAATGTCCGAGTTCAGCACTTACCTGGAGAATAAAATCATTGACCACATGCTCAGAAACCAGTCCTATACGCCACCAACTACCGTCTATGCCGCTTTATTCACCGCCGACAACGGACTCGAGGGAGGCGTCATCACCGGCGAAGTGAGCGGCGGCTCCTATGCCCGCCAGGCCCTCACCTTAACAGCCGCTTCTGATGGGGAAAGCTCCAATTCCTCCGATATCACCTTCCCGCAGGCCACAGCCGACTGGGGCACAATAACTCACGTCGCTCTCATGGACGCCTCTACCGGTGGCAACGTCCTCATGTACAGCGCCCTGGACGCCAGCAAGACCGTGAACAACGGCGACACCTTCAAAATCAATGCCGGCGACCTGGACATAACAGTGACCTGATGAGGCTTAACTATGGCTTGGGTATCACCGACAGGGCACAACGACCCTGATAGTAAATGGTTTAGCGAAGCCAACGCCTATGATGAGGATACAGAGACATATGCCTACGATCTACAGAATGGTTACTATCTGGAGTTAACCCTGGGGTCGGCAATAAGCTGCGATAAAGTCCGCATCTTCGCAGAACGCTATACATCGTCAGTATCTTATGACCTCGATGCAGACGTGGACGTTTACTATAGTGGGGCCTGGCACAATATACACTCTGGCACTATCACCAAAAACACCTGGGTAGAGCTGCCGATCGGTTCCACCCAGGTAGTAGATAAAGCCAGAATAAAGACAAATGATACTACGCCATCCAGAAGGATAAAGGAGTTCGAATTCAACGAGGTGGCCGGCGGCCAGACTCACTATGGCGCCGCCACACTCAGCGGAGCAGGCACCCTGGCCACCCTGGCCAGGGTGATACTCGCCGCTACGGCCGCCACGTCAGGCACGGGCTCACTGGCAGCCACCGCAAGCCTTACCTGCTCAGCCTCAGCCACCCTCGCAGGCGATGGCACGCTCGCCGCAGCAGGCACTATTGAAGGCGTCATTAAGTACGGAGCTGCTACATTGTCGGCAACAGGAACCCTGACCACAATCGGCGGTATCGTCTTTTCAGCCGCCGCTAGTCTGTTAGGGACAGGCAGCCTGGCTGTCTCAGCCGTCCTCATTCTTGTAGCTAAGGCCCTGCTTTCCGGAATAGGCTCACTATCAGCCATCGGCGGCCTTCTGGGCGATGTATTCGGCAAGGCAACCCTTGCCGGTCAGGGCTTTCTCTCAGTCAGCGC